TACGGTAACAGTCGTAGTTGTACGAGTATAAGTACCTGCTAGCGTATTAGTTCCCGGAGTAATCGAGAGTTTATCCAATGCCTCTAGCGAAGCCGAGGAAGTCACCACATAAGAGATAGACTTAACGTCAATCGTAGAGTAAGACCAGCGATTTAGCTTCTGGCTGTAAATAAGTAATTTGTTACCTGCGGCTGTTGGAACTACCCAAATAATGAGCGATCTTACAGGGTCAACCGTTGCACTCATCTCGTTAGTTACTTTGCTAATCGAGACATTCTCAAAGAACCAACGGTCAACCTTCTCAGCACCGATTGCCGTAACCGTTTGTCCGTTACAGGCATAGAAACCATCGTCAGCTAGGAAGTAGGTAATCCCTGATAACTGAGCAATCGAGCCGTTAGCGATACATCCCAAAGACCGAGAGATAGCGTCAAACTGGAAGAAGAACGGACTACCAGCATACGTCATCCGGTAGATTGCCTTTTCCAAGAAGATCAGCCCGTATTCACCGCCAGCAATACCAGTAATATCACCACCGTCAGGAAGCACCTGAGCATCAGCTTGGGCAGCCAAGGATGGAGTCCAAACAGTCTCGTTATTAATATCCGACCAGTAAACCTTAGATTCCTCGCCAGCAACGTTAGCTGCAACAACAAAATCTCGGACTACTGTGACAAACTTAGCAATAGGCGCATCAGCGGCTAGGTCTGCAAATGCCGTACTTGAACCCAAGTCGTAAGCCTGTAGCTTGGCATTACCGTCAGCAGCGATAACCACAGCACCAAACTGCGTCACATCCCACGACAAAGCCGAGTAACCTCCAGCCTTACTAACATCAGTATACGAGTTGTTTGACGTATCAAACTTGTACAACTTAGAAGCACTAGCCGCAAACAAGACATTCTGACCGCCATACTTACCGCCAAAGCAGGTCAGCAAAGTCTCGGAAGCCTGAGTCTCATCGTTAGGATAAGGCTCAATATTGGGGATAGGCGCATAACCACTAGCAACCGGATAACAGTTCACCGCATCCGATACCGCCTGAACGATACTCGGCTGATCCGGTAGCCACTCACCAAAGTTTATTCTTGTCGTTGCCATGTATCACTCACCGGAGAAACTTTCGTCCATTCTTCACCGTAAATCATGCCTTCAGCAGTAACCACAGCCTTAGCACTAATTGACCCTACAGCACTCGATCTCGTAACCCCACCAACGCAACGAACGTCAGCCTCAGCAGTAACCGCAGCCGATGCCAAAACAGCATTGTTAGCAATCGCACTAAATCTACCTACGCCAACAATCTGAGCAGACGCAAACTTAGCCGTTCCACCTACTGCCGTAACCGTCGCAGTGCCTACAATAGCCGCTACAGCAGACCTAGAGTAGCCTCCTAGCGCAGTGACTACAGCTCTACCAGTAACAGCCGCTGAACCCTGTATAGCCCCCTCGTAAGCCGTTACAACAGCCCTGCCAAGGATTGCACCAGAAGCATTGACCGTCTTAGTTCCAGCCGCAGTAACTAACGCTCGACCGTTAATCGCCCCTGACGCTGTAACCAGCGTAGTAATGCTATCTTCAGATATTGCAGCAGCAGATAACGGTAGGAATCCAAGCATTTAAGGCTCCACAGCCCAAGTTACTGACCAAGGGAAACCCTCTTGTGACGGAATATCACGCAAGGCTTGACGATAAGCAGCCCAAGCCGCCTGATCCACCGGAGCATCAGCAACTTGCGTCCAATCGCTTGCAGTCAGCTTACGGTTTCTTTCGTCCCGTACAGATTTTGCCTGATTTGCATCAATAGAGGCAATGGCTTCAGCGTCCATATCCGCAACAGAGAACTTGGTAAACCACTGTCCATTGATTTCCTCTACACCATCGCGGTAAGCAGTCTGGTATCTCGTTGGTTGTGCTTGTGCGCCATTTAATACCGGATCAGCATCAAAGCCATTGAGTAGCTCAACCGTTAGCTGTTGAGGAAAACTGGTGTTCGGATGAGCAGCGCGAAACTCGCTCTCTGTCATCACTTGCCCTGTTCTAAGTCTGATTTCCATAGTTGTCCTCAAGCAATAGCTAAGAAGATGTAAGTTGCTGCGTTTACGTTGACGTTGGTAGCCGTAACCTGATTGACGATAAAGCCGCTGTTATCGGGATCGATAGTGTCATCGGTGGTAACTTGAGCCGCTGAAGTGTTATAGCTTGAATGCGGGTCATTGCCAGCAACGATTCCACGAACGTAATCCCAGTTATACCAATCGCCCGTGCTGTCAGTACGCTTAATCATCACGAACCGAGCACCGGCAGTGAAGCCACAATTGATCGTTTGGTTGCTGCCGTTGCCTGTGTAGCTGCCTACTTTGGATACGCCTGCGACAGAGGCGAATAAATAGGCGACCATATTTCCTTCGGCTGCAAATGCGCTTGCATCAATTTGCAATTGTGAACTGCTAACTACCATGAAAGCACCGCCAGCTAGGGAACCATTATTTGTCCCAACAGAGCCAGTAGTATTAAGTCTTAGCCAATTAGTGTTCGTCCCGAGAGCAGTTGTGTAAACACCCCAATCAGTAGAAAGTGATCGACTCTTTGCAATTACAAGTTCTGGGCTAACACCTAAGTTATGCGTCACCGTAAAGTTTGATGACGAACTACCGTCATAGCACACCTCATCAAAGAAGCCGGGAGCGCGGCGAAACATATGAAGGATGTAATTATCACCAGTGCCATTTATTGTCGCGCCTGAACCCATTATCAAATAGTTATTTCCAAACTCAGTTAATCCTGTTGATTGGGATGCTTCTGCGGCAGTTGAACTTAGCGTTAAATAATTTGTACCTCTACGAAGCCGATCCAAAAGATATGGTGTGCCGCCATTTGTACGCTGTTCGAACAAAGCATCAACCTGTATATCTGTTGTTCTAGTAATAGTTGCGCCGCTACCAGTATAATTTAATGCTTGAAACACACTCGTCCCACTCGTCGGCGTTTTCATCGGTCGACGGATGGCGATGTAGATGTAGGTTCCGGCTGATACGGAAAACTGCCCCGCTGGAAATGTAAAACCTGTGCTTGTTTTTTGTATTGTGTAATCCCCTTCTTCGTTTGCAAGATTTGCAAAAAGTCTCTTGCTAGTAGTGGTGTTGTTTCCAGCAAGAAAACCTCGCATATCGTCTACCATGACCCATTGCGACGTAGAATCAGAGCGTTTTATCAAAAGCCATTGCGGTTCATACCCTAAGTTTACGTTTACATCTACTGCACTAGATTGAGTAAACGACCCACAACTAATCGCATTGTCCGATCCAGACGCACCAAAGCCTCCAGCGTCGTGAGCGAATAGGTAGGCGACGTAGGTCTTGCCAGAGGCGTTGTAATACGAGCCAATATACAAATTTGTCGCATCTGGAGATTGGTACAAGCCGCTGTCATCTCCCCAATCAGCGAACGCAACGGTTCCATTTAAATAGCTATAGTTGCGCCACCAGTTTGCGTTAGGGCTAGTTACCGATCTGTGATGGTTCCACCAAGATTGAGTTCCATCTCTATCTTTTGTCTGAATAAAACCGGGAGTAGAACCAAGTGAATGCGGAATAGTGCGGTTTCCTGTACCGTTACCTGTCCACGTCACCACATCAAAGAACTTTGCTTGCTTTCGGAATGTCCATGAGGCGTAGGTGTCTGAGGCGTTGTTTACTAAACCCGATGTCGAAAGCGTAAAACCAGTAGTAGTAAAACTGGTCAGCGTCGATGCGTTCAGCGACGAAGCGTCTGTAGCATTACTAACTAGTGTGTAACCCGCACCACGGGAAGTATCAAACAGAACATTATTCCCAGACGTGTTTCTCCGCTTAATCCAAACCATACCGCCATTAGCTGAGGCAGTTGTGGCTACCATCGTAAAGCTGCCGAAATGCCATTCATAGCCAGCTTGGTTTTGACGTGTCGCCGTATTTTGATACAGCCGCCAGTATCTAGCACTAGCCCCACCACTTACCGTAATAGTTTGAAGGTTAGTGCTTCCATCATCAGAATATGTTGCGCGGGTTGTCCACGTTGAATTGTCAGGGCTAGACTGAATTAAAACTTGCGTAGGAGCCCAAGCCGCATCAACAGAATTCCTGTATGTTGCTTGTGTGACAGCGGTGTCAGTACCATAATCAACAAGTAAATATTGGCCAGCAGAAAAACTAGCAAAAACACCCTGACTACCAAAAAACCCAGCTAACGTAGAACCAGAACGAATTGAGCTTGCTGTTGTATTACTTGTGCTGGCAAATGCAGATATGTTTCCAGTTGAAATGCCGTTTGTGATCGTCTGATCCGCCCCAGTACCCGTGTACAAGTACGTCGAGAATACGTCCTCGATATATTGAGGAACAGCCGCCTTTGCTGCACCTAAGAGCTTATTAGCCAGCATCAGTTATTCCCCACTCGCGCACCGTACACCTGACCGCCAACTTTCCACAGCACGATAGTTGTATAGCCTGTCGTAGCCAGCGTAGGCGCAGAACCTGAGTCTGTTTCCCATATAACACCAGAGCCACCCCAAGTCGCATCAGTCCACGTTAAGGCATAAGCCGTACCGTCATCAACCATCAAGGTAATCGCTTCACCATTAACAAAGCTAGTTCCCTTTGGTGTACGGCTTGCACCCAAGGTAATCAACTGGATCGAACCGTTACCCGGATTAATCTCAAACGCTGCACCGTCTGTAATGGTGAAAACGTCCTCAATGATCGTGCCAATGATCGTCGGATCAGTTAGCGTCTTATTGGTCAGTGTCTCAGTACCCGTTGGGGTTACATAGTCAGTACCCGCAGTAGCAGCAGAAAACGCACTCTGACCGTTACCCTTAACGATACCTGTCAAGCTAGCAACGCCAGTGCCACCGTAAGGAACAGTGATTTCAGTGCCATTCCATACGCCAGAGCTAATCGTACCTAGTGCATTGACGTTACCACTCGCGTCCTTATAAACCGACCTCTCAGCCGTATAAGTACCAAAGACATCCTTAGCGCCAGCGCCGAAATTAACAGCGTTATTACTGTTAGATGATTTCAGTACCGTAGTACGAGCTAACGTACCCGTTCCAACAGTACCGAGACCAACTTCCCAATCTGCACCGAGAGTAATCGTGTAATAGCAAGTATTACCATCGCCAATCGCCGATCCGAAAGTACGAAAGCCCGTTACTGCACCGTCCAAGGTTAATGTGCCTGTGCCGGTCGTGGTGGACGTTTCCCGAACTCGGTCAGCAATGACTAATGGCATAGATTACTCCAGAGTTACGGAAAGGTTGCCTGTCGAGATTGTGAACACGTCACCAGAAGCAATCGACTTAGACGCATCCAAGGCTGTGTAATACAGCAGGTTGCCGCTAGTTGTCGCATCCAGAATGCCAACGTGAGTCACAGTACCCCATGTGCCAGTAGCAGTCGGGAACGTAACTGACGCGCTATTCGTTGATACTCCGTTGCTAGGAGAACCAAACGTTACCGCTGTACGAGCGTAGGAACCACCAGATACCTCAGTACCTGTATTGCCTTCACCCGGATCGCTTGTGTAAAGACCTACATAAACCGCTGCTGGGCTTGTGTAGCTTGTATTGCGGAGAGTAGCGTTAATTAGCGCATTCTCCAGATAATTAGACATCTCAGCCATGATTTACCTCACGTTATAAGACATAGACATAGGTTGACCACTATACTCACTTGCTTGGTCGGACGTAGAGATAGAATCAATCGCCCTAGAATACAAGGAAGCCCAAGTCTGCACCCTTGCATCATTCATCAAATACGGCTCTGCCTCTGCCAAAGACGCATATAGCAACGCATCAGGCACATAAGCCAAGAATACGTTACTAGCTGTCGAATCTGATAATACAGGAGGCTTGGCGTAATACAACATCTGCGCCGTATAAGACGAATCTGGAACCGGAGCTAACTGCATCTCCGCACCGAGAATAGTGTAATCAATGGGCTTGCCGCCATCCGTTACCCTAGACTCCTGATAAAACGAGTTAGGAGCCTTGTAACGTAGCGTAGTAATCGGAGTCGTGTTGAGATGAATATCTCTCATCTCTAAGAAGTCGGTAGGCAATCCAAGTGTTGAATCGCCACCCGTTGTACTTGCTGTAGCTACCACTAACATCTGACGAATTCTTAGGTCTCTCTGTAACCTAGTCTCAGCCAGACGGATAAAGTCCGGAATAACTGAAGTCAGATCACTACGAGCCAGATAGTTAGCTATCGTTGTTTTTAACTCGCTATAGGTCGTAAATGCCATGTTATTCCTCTAGCTGCTCAAAATCTTTCCAACCGTATTCGTAAGTGCCGATGTGCCGGATGTGCATTGATAATTCGTGATCTACATACGTCTGAAAGCCCTCAGAACCAGCCTTGACGCAGAAATACACATCCTCGCCACATACACCGTTAGAACCCCATCCAGCATCGAACCAAGGTCTGCCCGTCTTCTCAAACACTTCTCTACGGATCATTACAGCACCAAACCCAACCGCTGTAACTTCCTCAATTCCTTCTTTGCCGCGAGAGTCAATGTTCGACCACTTACGAACCTCTGTATCACCTTCCATATACCTTGTGAGTATCTTGGCGGTAGGAGTTACAGGCTTCCTTCTAGTCGTTGCATTTACCCCAACAATCGGCACATCTCGACTTAACATTATGTCAATGATGTCATGCGGAAACCGCATATCGCTATCAATAAATAATAGCGCTTCACATCCTTCACCTAATGCCACTTCTGCCAACTTCTCACGCTGGTCAAATATCAGCGTTCCCGGCATTGTGTATAAACTTAAACCGCCTTTACCATCTTTGCAACGTACTGACGCATCATGCGCTGTCATCCGAGCAAAGTCAAAAGCAAAACCAGTATGTACTTCATCCCGGCATGGTACGCAAACACCAACTCTCATACAGTACCCCTATACGTTTTCCACACAGCATTATCAGGATCGTTCAGCCACCTAGCAAACCCGATCTCATCAACCACGTTAAAGCCCTTCATAATCCCTTGCTGGTTCAGTACATCTATGACCGTAAAGGGTATTCGAGCAACGTGATGCAGTTCGTTTAGGTGTCCTTGCCGAGACTTATCGTAGTCCAGTTGCTTCTTATTGGCTTCGATAATCTCTGTTACATCCTGCTTAGTCTCGATGACGATACCACCGTCACCGTCTTCATATGCTGTTTGAGTCCGTATCGGATTACTCATTGAATATGTGCCCAAGTGCGTCCTATTCTCACTCCCCGGACACAGTTAGGGGATACGCCAAGTTCCCTAGCCATAGCTGCATGGCTGAGTTTGCTTGCTCTAATTGTCCTTACTTGTTCTTTATTTAGCAAGGACTTGCCGTTACCTTCACCTTTAGGAGCAACAACCCGCTTTCTCCCTTTGGCAATCATATCTTGCGTATTTTCCTTATGGGTTCCAATGCTTAGATGATTAGGATTAACACACTTAGGATTGTCGCATTTGTGCATAACGACCATCTTTTCTGGAATTTCCTGCTTATTTGCAAGTTTCCAACTTACCCTGTGTGCTAAATCATTACCTAAACCTTTTGCCCCTACAGAAATACGCCCGTAGCCATTTGAAAGAATCTGTCCTATCCAATGCCAACATTCATCTTCCGACTTCTTGTCAACAAAGTTCCAAAACCTTTCTTCTAGTGTGCCACGAGCGTGTTTCTTAAAACCGACAGAGCCATGAGTCTTAAATCTAACGTAATGCTTGTAGCACAACGACAAACTTTTAACCCTTACCTCTGACTCACAACCATCAACGGAACATTTCATAAATCCTCCCATAGTTACCTATAGGAGGATTATATATCAAAATCCGTTATAGAGCCATGTCAAGATCGGCTATGATCCCATGAGCGGCTTCGTTCTTAACCTCAAGCGTTACTTCAGCCAGAAGCTGAGTGTTCTCACTGTCGCCGGTCTTAGCCAGATCATTGGTCTGGAATGGACGCAGGTAAGCAAGTGCTGCGTACTCAGGATCAAGGATCAGAGCATCACGGGTACGCATGAAGCGGTTAGGAACAACCGACATCGTGCCAAAGTCCGACATATAA